TCACATTGTTTATACTCTAGACCACAGGCGTCGACTAGCTCCTCGCAGTCGCAGTCTATCTCTATGTATATGTCGTACGTCCCTGTCCTAGCTACTTCTTCTCGTCTAAGTCTTGTTTGTGTTGTTTGAGTCACGGCGTTGATTGTGAATGGTGGTTAATTGATAAATTGTCTTATATATTAATTATAGCATCTCATGATGAGTCTAACATGATATTTGGAGAATACCACATAAGTCTAATAAGTCGCATGAGTCTGATTGTGATAATAGATTGTGAATCTCATGAGACTCAACCAACCTTCTTATGTGTCTTATTAGTATTACTATTAGATTTAATAAATTTACTTTTACGATTGTAATTAATTGTTGAATTGTATTGACTTAAACTAGGAGTTAAATCTAATTCTTCTAACTCTTTAATCGTATTGTATAATGATTTATAATACTCTGTACTATGTTTATAGAATTTAAATCTTTGATGGTTCATAATATATATCTCCTTAATTATAATTAACTAGCAACTAAGCTATCTATTGTAACATCATTAACTGCAAGCCCTAACACCATTAACGCTGCAATATCTTTATTATTAATAGTCTTTTTACCTGTTAGTTGTGTGATTGCATCTGCATATTTGTTATCAAGAACATAATGTAATTCTCTACCGAATGCAATGTTAGTAACTGTCTTTATATTTGTCATCTTGTGTAACTCCTTTACTTATCTTATACCTCTATTATAGCAGTCCTATCTGAGACTGACTCAAGACTTGAGGAGTATCACATATATTATTTGTGTCACATGAGTCGCACTGATTGTGAATCTAATACGTATCAGACTGGACTGAGAACGATACGCCTACAGATCGCAACAGAATGACACAGTATTACACAGTGTAAATATTTATTGACGTGCGTCGCCGGCTAACTATGTTAAATATTGTATTAATATGACCCGTTGGGGGGCTGTGCGTCCCGGGGATGTCGCAATATGGCTTCTCAAATTTATGTTATTTTTTCGGATAGAGCCTATCTATGCGGTTCTGTTGCTCTTCTTCTGCTTGTTTGACGTAATCTATCATCGGCCATCTGTTTAACTTCAGTGCAGCCTTATATTTCTGTATATAGTTCATGTTTAGGAGTTAATTGTAGTATATTAAGAGTTATCAACTCATATGATAACCAGTAATAGGTTGAGGGAGATGTTAGTCTCCCTCTTGGGGTCGAGTCCACCCTTCTCGTCCCCTGTATACGTGAGGGATCGGTTTATATCCACGTTTTAACGTTAGAATTGCCTTCTAGACCCATTGCTTCCTCTCTCTGCTCCTTATTCATGCCTAATACAAGGTGATTGGCAGATCTATGAGGACAAGTCAAGAAATCTTCTAATATACTGTCCCATTCCTCTCTTTTTCTTAGTTTTATCGCATCATGAGCACTAATCGACAACGCATCAGTAAAATACTTTACACCTTGTGCAAGTGTATCCAACCTATCGTCATGTTTGACTGCACCTTTCTCACGACACATCCTACTCATCTGGTAAAAGAGCATATAGAGGAGGCGACTCTCAGGTGCACTGTCTTTATTCGACCTATAGTCCCAGTCGATAACAGAACGATCCACAACAAGACGATGCTGGTTAAGGACAGGTTCAAGAGCATCAATAATTCGGTCTTCTTTCCGAACATTGGCACGAACCTCCTCGATGTCGATATGCTGTTGCGTCTGTTGAATATGTTTCTTAAATAGTTCACTGACCATTCCATCTCCAAAGTTTGTCTCTATTACAAGTTTAGTTACGTTATACTTCCTACATCCTCTTAATATGTCCAGTAGTGTCTTGTCGCTGTAGCCGTCTCTATACGCTCTCATTTCATGTAGGTATAGAAAGCCATGGCGTTGGCTCATGAAGGCTGCTGCGGTCTCGTCTGAGCCCCTTCCAGAGGGGTCTACGCTGCATATGGTTTCATCATACGGACCCCATTCTCCTTGCAGCTGCATAGGGCTGTAGAAGTAGTCTCCGGGCAGTCCTACGGTTGGTGCATCCTTTATAACATTTGCTGGATCTGAACACCAGACCACGTTATCAGGAGCAGTAGTAGGATTGACGCTAGTAACCACAAGGTCAGCCATTTTAAGGGGAAACTTCTCTGCATCTGTTAAACTTGTGTCTAGTTGAAATTGAAGCATGTAGTTGCTCCGACCCATAGCTGCTTCTCTTTCTAGTAGGTCTTCTTCGCTAAATCTGTCTGGATCTGTAACCTCCCATTCATCTGCACCCATATCCAGATCTTCTTGTATTTGAGGTGCTAGGAGTCCTTCGTACTGTGTGAGCTTTTTTCTTGTTGGGTATCTACTGGGCCAAACAAAGGGACGATACGAACGCTCTGCCAACTTACGATAAATAGTAAAAGTAGTCTGAGGAGTCCCGAGATACATAATACGGCTATCATCTTTGGGGGTAAGGATGGCTTCCGCTTCAGTACATAGCTGTAAAAGTTTCTCACGCATCAGCTCCGTCATACTGTTTCCCGGTACTTCCACGTCGTCCAGAATCATCAGATCCGCACGACTTCCCGTTAACTGACCAGTAATACCAACACTCTTCACGGATGGAGCCTGATGAGGTGAGCAGTTTACGTCGAAGGAAATTCTTGACCATCTGCTGTCGTCGCTCTTTGGTCTTAGATAACTTAGCCATGGTGTTTCTATAATTAGTTTTTGTAAAAAAATAGACATGTTATCTGCTCTTTCCTTAGAAGCAGATATAATCATAATCTTTCTTTCATTATCATTAAATAGTGTCCACAACACAAAAGCACCAGTAATCCAGCTCTTACCTACACCACGGAACGCTTGAATCTGCAAACGCTTTGGTCCGTTCTGTAAATAGTCCGCAATAGCGTACTGTGCCCGGGTCGGACTTGGTAGACCTAGCTCTTCCCACAGTGCTTGTAGGAAAAGCTTAAAGTCACCTTTTAAACTATCAATTATCTCTGTATCAGTCATACTCCTTCATAAATTTAATAATATCAAAGTTAGGTTGAGTCTGTATGAGTAACTGTAGATCGTCTACTGACATACCTGTAGTTTTTTCTAATTCTTTTAACTGATCTGATATATTCATTTCAGATAGTTTTCTTAAATCTATTTTACTTTGTTTTTGTTTTTTTACAAAGTCAGCAAGCAACCCTTCTCTACCTGTCACAGCACGTAAAGCAGCATCTGCTTCACTCTCTAGCATTTCTTCTTTTATTTCTGTAACAAGATCTGCCATCTGTGGTACTTGATAGTTACCATTAACTTTCTTAGTATTTAATAAACCGTTGTTATCAAGTTCTACAAGTCTTTCAATTAATAAATCTAGTTCATCGTCTAATTGTTCTGCTGGTATGTTTTGATATAAGTCTCTAAATGTAAATTCAGCTTGGTTTGTTACGTCTTGAGATTTTTTAACAATTTCTGCGTACTCTTGCCACTTTTCTTTTCTAAATTCAAAGTCAAGTTTCATCTGATCTCTGACTTCTTTTGTCCAGAATTTTTCACCACTTGGACCAATCTTGGTATCTAAAAACTTGTGTGTTACACTGTGTGGCGTAGGAAATCTAATAGGGATTCCGTCTTTAAGTATAGTTGTAGGTTTATTACCACCAACTAAAGCTACTAAGTTAAACGCATCATTACCGGGTCTTAACATGTTTCTAAACAATATGTCAGTAACTTCCCACCATTCATCACTACCAAAACGTAATCCGTCATATCCGGGTAGTGACCCTTTTATAGGTACAGTGTGGTGTAACTGAAATTTAGTTTGTGGAAAACCTAGGTTATCTATAATACTAGCATACTTACTTCTTAATCCAGTACTACCTTGAACTAAAGCTTGTTGCATTTTAAGAAAATCAACTTTTTGAAAAGCCGGAGTCTCAAACAGTTCTCCAAATAATCTACTTTTACTTGGTACAACTTTAGGTCGCATAATTTCGTACTTGTTAAAATCAAATATACCGTCTTTCATGCCCCATGTATTAACTAACTCATTCATTATTTTGTTAGTATGATCTGGACTGTTATAATATCTTGCTCTGTTGAATGCGGTTATAGTACTAAAGTTAGGAGGCTGTTTACCTTTACCCCCTTTACCCATAGCATATACTGTTATGGGACCTTCGGGAATAATTGAGTCAAGCATATCATCAATATACTTACCACCCATACGTCTTAAAGCTATAGCTCCAGCCGCAGCACCACCTTTAATAATAGGTCCGCCCGGGGCAGTCTTAGCAGCAGTATATCCAGTTTTCATATCCAACAACAGCTCACTTATAAATTGTGGATCTTGTGCATCTATAAACTGATTTATAGTATCCATTTGTTTTTGGAATCTACCTTCTTCAAATACTCTGCTTTCATTCAGTTTTTGTCTGTTAAGAGCATACTGAGATATACCCTCATCATCATCTTCGTCAGGACCTATAACTTCATCTATAAGACTTTTAGCTTCTTTTTCTTTGAGTATATTTTCTAAAGTATTAGGATCTTGTGGGTTCTGTTGTTCTTTATATTTTTTAGTAAGATCTTCGTCTTGTTCTTTGATGACCTCATCTAAACCTTCTTCTTCATTCATCTAATATGTGATAGAATAGTTTGTTCTCTGTCTGTCTTACCGAATGTCGACCTCATCCAGTCTTGCCATTCTCTACTACCTTTTTCCTGATTGCATCGTCGACACGAGGGTACAACATTCGTCGTTGTATCTGTACCCCCTTTGCATTTAGGGCGTACGTGGTCGATTGTAAGGTTGTGTAATTCATGAAATTCTCCGCAATAAACGCATGTACAATTAAAGTGCTCTTTGATAGCTCTTCTCCAGAGCCGTTTAGATTCTGAACTTGTCATGGTTATTAAATTGTGTAAATAGTAATCAGGGTTTGGTAGTAATGGTGTCATTAAGTTCTGCTCGCTCCGCCTCTACCTCGGTTTTTCCTACGTGATTCTGCAACGATCTTTCCACCTTTATGTGACATATCTGTCTGTGGTCCGGGTTTGCGTTCTCTACGTATCTTCATTAGGTCACGTCTGTATGCTTTCTTCTCAGGTGTAGCATTAATAGGCTTTTGATCTCGCCTATGTTTGAGTCGTGACCTCTTATTCTTTCGGTAAAATCTTGCAGTTTTACCGGGGTTAGGGCTTAGTTTAGGTCCGGGTCTTGCCATAAAGTCTGCTCTTTACTAATTCTGGGTCTACCTTCGGTATTATCGAAGCTAATTTGTCAAGTGGGCTACCTTCAAGAGCAACACCTGTTATGTCATTAGTTTTTAACCAATCACATGCTGCTTTCAAATCTTGAGTCTTTGCTTCTCCACATTTTATCAAACGTAAAAATTCTTGTGTAACAAGGTAGTGAAGCTCGTTAAAACTTTCTTCGTCTGCTTTCTTAGGTATTACTCTTGTTTCGCTCATTCGATATCTAGTCCTTTTTTAACGATTTGTAGTGCTCTGTCGTCTAGTTCGTTATCTGTAGACTCAACTAGCTTTTCTAGTAAGTCAACTACAAACTTTTTAAACTTGTCACTTTTTAGTCCTGTAAGAACTAATGGTTTAAGTAATGCAAACATTATTTAACCTCCTTTTTAGATTTAGGTGCTTTCTTTTTTGCAGCTGCTACTTTAGCTTTAGCGTCAGCTTCTCTTGCTGCTATTTGATTTGATAGGGTACTCATTTAAAATAATCCAAATTTCTTTTCTTTTTTAGGTGGCTTGACTTTAACGATAGGTACAATATCCTGACACAACTTTGCGTTAGGTGTATTAGGTCTATATGTAAACCCTTTTTTCATTAAGTCTGCACATTTATGTGCCCGTGTAATCTCGTACTCGAGCTTCATCTTTTCTTCATATCTCTTTGCCATTTCTTTACACTGCTTATATCCTGACTTATCTAGGGGAACCATAAAGTTAATCTGGAACCCCCAGTTTTCTGCAATAGTATAACTACTAGGTTGCATAAACTCGTCAAATGGTTTGCTGTGATTACCCATATAAAAAGGGCTAAACGTCATAGTAGATCCATTACATTGTATGTTAGGACCATATATCTGACGTGATGACGCACCATTGTTTTGAAACTGTACAGCTTGGTTAGTTACGTTACCAGTAGCAGCAGCTACAGGATTGCTGACATTAGTATCTTCAGCAAATACAGGTGTACCTATTGTGCAAAGATAGAGTAAGAGTTTGTAGTAGAATCTGTTTCGATAGTTCTGTCTATTGTTATTGTTTCTATTGTGCCTGCATCTCTTGTTGTTATTGATAGATCCCATTCTGTTGCGTCTGTTGTAACTGAGTAAGTTGTACCGTCTGCACCAATTGCACCACTGGGTGTAATATTTGTACCAGACCAAGTTTCTACTTTGGCTCCTAGTACGTCGTGTTCTATCGTTTCTGTTATCGTTTGTGTTGTTGTTGTCGTTGACTGCATCGACCCTGTTGTAAACTGAGGCGTAACAGTGTTTGCTCTTGCTATTGCGGGTGACAACAATGCTAAGAGAAGAATCCATTTTTTCATTTCTTTGGTGTAGTAGGTTCTTTCTTATCTTTTTTACCATTACCTGTGGACAAGCCAAACGTAGCTAGTGCTCCAGTAAAAATCGAAGCAACGAACGTGATATCGCCTGCCGTAGCTGACTTCTTGACCATAGGTAGCTCAACATAACTTAATGTAATAATAAACCCGGACCAGATCACAACACCTAGACGCACTGCTGCACCTAGTACTGCCATCTGCTCTTCATGGTCATCTACATTTTCTTTGAGCTTTGTGAGGAGTCCTTTCTTTTCTGGCGGTTTTGTCTCCATTTGTTTATCTTACCTTGTATAAATTTTTGTGCTCTTTTTCTAATGTTTTCAATTAGAGGCTGTGATAGCGTTGTAGCAGCCACAGCTGTAACCGCCGTTGTAACAGCAGCAACTACAACTTCCGCAGAAGGTTGAGGTACTGGCTGTTTAATAAACGGTATTTTTAAGGTAGGTGGTTCGGGTGTTTCTTCTACAGTCTTGACTGGTTCATCTTCCTGATCTCGTAGATCGCTTGGAGGAACCACCATAGGTTCATAATATGGTACGTCAGCTGTAGGTAACGGTATTTCTACTGTTT